GCTCGGCCTCGACCTCGGTCTTGACCGTGTCGAAGGCCGGGTTGTCGCGGCACGCGGCCTGGAAGGTCGCCTTGTCGGCCACGTCCTGCTGCTGGAATTGCAGATGCTGGAAACGGGCCTCGGCGCGGCGCTCGGCCTGCTCGACCCGGTATTCCAGCCGCTCCTCCGGCGACATCAGCGCGAGGCGTTCTTCCTCGGCGCGACGGGCGGCCTCGCTCGACTGGTGCTCCCTGACGCGACGGGCCTCGGCCAGTTCGCGCTCGAGCCGGTCGGCCCGCTCGCGCTCGGCCTGGACCTCGCGCTGCTGGGCCTCGATCCGGCGCTGCGCCCGGCTGGGCTGGCGCTGGATCGGCGGCTCGTCTCCGTCTTCCTCGCCGCCCGGTTCGTCGTCGTGGCCCGCATCGGGGTCGACGTCGCCCAGGTCGTCGGGGTCCTCTCCGCCGTCGTCGAGTTCGCCGCCGGTGTCGGCGTCGCCCTCGGGACCCGCTTCGAAGCCCTCGCCGCCGCTGCCGGAGCCCGTCTCGGGGGCCATGGCGCGACGCAGCTGCAGAAGACGCAGGTAGTTCATCAGTCACCTCTCAGCGGGTAGCGCCCGCAAGTCGAAATAGCGAAACGGGTAACGCCCGTCAGTCGGAGCCTCATGTTTCGGTCACGTTGGCGTTTTTGTCAAACGGCTCACATTCGACGCGGCATGGTCACCGCGCCGGCGGCGGCCATGCTGTCGGGATGGATCATCCCGGGCGGGGCCATGACCGAACGCGGCGGCTCGGGCTGGCCGCCCTCGGCCGGGCCGGGCGTGCCGGCCACGCCGGGTCCGGCGCCGCCGGGCGCGCCGGGCAGGCCGGGCGGCGGCCCCGCCGCGGCCATGGCGGCCTGGGCCTTGGCCTGCATCTGCAGCTGGTGCTTGGCGATGTGCTCGCGGATCGTGCCGTGCGGGTCGCCGAGCCGCAGCGCCGCCATGTGGGCGGCCATGTGGCCCGGATCGTCGTCGGCCGGATGCACGGCCACGTCGAAGCCGTGCTCGAGCATCTCGTTCTCGACCTCGGGATCGACGGTGTTCTGGTCGGAGACGTCTTCGAAGATCAGCGGGGCCAGGCGCGGGCCGAAGGCGTTCTCGGCCATCTGCACCATGAGCGGGGCGAGGTTCAGCCGGTAGCCGGGATACATCGCCGGCGGCACGCCCTTGAAGACGTTGGCCATGGCGATCTGCTGCTGGATCTGCTGGGCGTTGCGCGCGGCCTCGACGCCGAACCAGCGGAAGGCGTAGCGCGTGCCGATCTGGATGGGCTCGACCGGCGTCATGGTGGCGCGCAGCCCCATCTCGCCGAAGGCGCGGACGACCACCTCGTCCTCGCGGAACTGATGGTCGAGCTCGGCGAACCACGTCAGCAGCGGGGTCAGGATGGTGCGCTCGACCGTGGTCACGGCGCCGGCGGTGGTCAGCAGGTCGACCTGCTGTTCCTGGGCGACCTCGGCCTGGTTCTGCTTGCTGGCCCCCGAGGTCGACGGGATCATCGAGGAGTTGACGCCGAGCGTCTGGAAGATTTCGGCCTTGGCCGCGGCGACGATGTCGAAGCCGTGCCGCCACAGTTCGGGGAACTGGGCGAACTGGGTGTCGTTCGGGTTGGTCTCCCACACCGAGGCCAGGCCCAGTATCATCGAGCCGACCCGCGGGTTCTTCTCCGGGTCGGTCATGATGATCGGCATGGCCGAGAAGTGGGCGGTGTCGGCGGCCTCGTTGATGGTGTCGTTGGCGAACACCTGCATGTCGGCGGTGAAGGCCACCGGCGCGCGGCCCTTGAACACCCCGGGCAGCTTGTTGACCGGCCCGGAGATGACCGGAACGCGGTCGTTCCAGTACGGGTTCAGCTTGCAGCCCAGCACCTCGTCGTCGCCGCCGTAGTAGGCGCGGCACAGCCGCATCTCGCCGTCGATCTTGAGCTGCGTCCACGTCTCGTAGCCGAGCACGTACTTCGCGCCGTTCTCGCTGCGGATGCCGGCGGCGGCGGCCAGCTTGCGCCGGGTGTCCTGGCGGCGGTCGCTGTCGTCGGCGGACACGCGCGCGATCAGCGCCTCGCCCTTGGCCTTGGTGATGTCGCCGTCGCGGATCATCCGGCGCAGCGCGCCCTTCGACCAGCGGCGGCGGATGGTCACCGAACCGCCGGCGGCGATCGCCGCCTCGATGGAGTCCGAGGTGGCCGGCAGCACCAGCAGGTCGGCGTCGGGGATCAGCTCGACGGTGGGGCGCCCGACGGTCTCGACGGTGTCCTCGAATTTCTCGACCTGGCCAATCTCGGGGAACTCGAGGCCGTCGCTCTCCATCGGCTTGCGGACGCGGCGCACCACGTTGCGCGTCGTCTCGCTCCAACCGACGTAGACGCTGTACTGGCCCTCGACGTCGCCGGCGACCATCAGCGCCGGGATGATTTCGGTCTGCAGCCGGCAGGCGTCGACGTAGTGCTCGAGCAACGCCATCAGCGCGTGCGGCACTTCGGCGTCGGGCGTGGTCACCTCGACGTAGCGGCCGCTCTGCGGGAATATCTGGTTGACGAACCGGGTCTTTCGCGCCTCGACCGCGTTGTTGATGATCGGCACGAAGATTTGCGAGTTGCCGTTGTAGAACTGCTTCTCGCCGAGCTTGCCGTTATACAGGTCCCAGTTGTCGCGGTTCTCGTCGGTCCGCTCGTTCTGGTCCTCGAAACCCTGGTCGACCTCGGCGAACACCTTGCACAGTTCGTTCCGAACGTCGGCGTTGGTCGACAGCTCGTCGCTGCGCTTGCGAAGCTTAGGCATTCACTCACCCCCGGCGAGGACGGTTGGCCAGGGCCGAGGTGTATCGGCGCCCGTCCGGCGTCCAGGCGTAGTTCCTATCATCGTTTTCGCTATCGGGCGAACCGAGGCGCAACAGGCCGGCGAAGCTTTCCAGCCCTTCCATCAGCACGCGGTACTCGCCCTCCTCGGGGTGCTCGGCCAGCACCCCGCCCTTCAGCAGCTGGCGGGCGTAGCCGCCGGCGAAACCGTTAAGGACCCAGCGCGCCCGGTCGGCGACCAGCAGCATCGGCATGTGCCGGTGCTCGCGCTTGAGCAAGCTGCGGATTTCGGGCCGGCCCTGTTCGGGCGGGACGCCCTTGCGCAGTTCCATCGGCAGCTTGGCCGCCGCCTGGCGCAGGCCGACGTTGAGGAACTTGTCGAAGTGGATCGGCGGCCCGATCAGCTTCACGGCACGGCCGGCGTCGAGGTTGGCCTCCTGCACCATGGCGGCCAGTTCCGAGCCGGGGTCGCCCTCCCGCACGTAGTCGGCGTGGACGCGCAGACAGCCGTCGATCAGCTGCAGCAGCACGCCGGTGACCAGCCCCTGCTTGGCGTTGACGGCCAGCCACGGCTGGCTGAACGGGGCGGGCTCCAGGCCCTCGCCGACGTGGCGGCCGCCGAAATCGTCGTACATCGGCGCCCCGGGCCGGAGCTTCAGCGCGTAGGCCAGGGCGTTCGGCACGTCGATCTTGCCGGTGGGGAACGCCAGCAGCTGCGACTGCAGGTCGGGCAGGTTTTTGGCGAACCACACCTCGCGGGCGTTGAAGAACGGTTGCAGGCCGCGGATGAAGTCGAGCTTGCCCTTCGGCGCCTTCAGCGCCTGCAGCGGTAGCCGGATACCGCGCTTGACCTGCGCCTGCCGCAACGGCTGCAGCAGGAACTGGTTGAGGCCGTCTTCCTCGACGCCGAGCCAGGTCAGCCCGCCGGCGTCCTCGTTCATGGTGAACGCCAGGTCGATGATCGCGTCGGGCAGCAGCTGGCCGGCCCCCGCGTCCCACACGACGAGCCGGCCGCCGATCCACGACCACGTCACCCAGCCCGTGGTGGCGCTGTCGGCGCCGACGGTGCGGGCGGGGTCGATCATGCCGAACACGTTCTGCCAGGTGCGGACCTGCGGCTCGATGCGGAACATCTCGAGCTTGAACGGCTTCTCCTCGGGGGCCTCGGCCTGCACCATGTATTCGTTGTTGAACTCGCGCTTCAGGCCCTGGCGCAGATAGCTCTCCTCGATCAGGTCGACGTCGGCCAGCGGGAAGCGTTTCGGCCACGACGGGGCCCACTCGCCGCGCTCGTCGCGGTACTTGATCGGGATGCGCCGCGTCACCCACGCCGGGTCCTTGGCCAGCATCTCGGCCAGGGCCTCGGGGTCGAGCGGGGTGGCGCACATGCGGGCGCGATAGCCCGGGTCCATGGCCGGCAGCAGGTCGCCCATGAACCAGCGCCGCACCTTCAGCCGGGCCTCGGGGGTGCGCACGTCGTCGCGGCCCTCGATGTCGTCGACCAGCAGGAAGTCGGGGCGCATGTCGAGGTGCTTGATGCCGCGCAGCGACTGCCCGCGGCCGAGCGCCTGGATCATGATGCCCGAGGCGGTGACGATCTTGTCCTCGCCCCAGGTCGGGCCGCGCTGGTCGCCGAACACCTCGGCGATCGTCTCGTTGTTCTCGAGTTCGTGCTTGACCGCGTGCAGGCGCTGGACGGCGCGGTCGTAGCTCTCGCCGACGATCAGCCCGTTCCTGAACTCGCGGAAGCAGGCGCCGAGCGTGATCGCCTCCTCGGCCACGGTCGACTTCGCCCCGCCGCGGAACACCATCTCGAGCACGCGCGGGTCGGGCCCGTGCCAGTCGAGGATCATGTCGCGGTGGAAGTCGGGCGAGACGTCGGGGTGGCGGTGCTTGAACAGCGCCTGGTGGGCCAGCACCCGGTCGGCCGACAGCAGCCGGACGATCTCCTCGCGCGGGTCGCTCATCCGGCGTGCCGTAGCGACATCACCGGGAGCGCGGACCAGACGTCGACGGTGCAGGCCAGTTCGGCGGCGCGCACGGCGTCGGCCCCCATCAGCAGCGCCCCGATGGCGTACTCCTCGCCGGAACCGATGGCGAAAAACTCGGCCTCCAGCGGCCCTGTCAGGCGGAAGCTGTCGTTGGCCAGCCAGGCCCTGCCGTCCGGCGCGACCGCCAGAAGCCGGAACGACGGGTCGCCGTCGAGCTTCGGGGCGCCCTCCGGCCGCGCGCCCGCCGCGTACCAGTCGGCCACGGCCTCGCTCTGCCCCGGTTTGTTGGAGGAGAC